CATACTCATATCATTAAAAGCGTCGCTGGATTCAAGAGTTGTTATTTCCGTTCCTCTCCCACCATCGGATCTCCTTGGCATCCAAAAATCTTCCAGCATTGATAAATGGCGTCTATCGTCCCTCACTTCTCCTGTTGAATTACAGGTATAAATTCCCGAATCAAGAGCAAATGTATGATAATCGTGATATTTTTCTTCTTTATCAATACCTAAAGTACCAACATCCATTGTTTCTTCTAGATATTCTATATTAACAATTTTATGATTAAAATATTTAAATGAATTAGTATATTCAGTCCAATTATTGAATCCACTTTTTCTACAAATTCTACCTAAGTCTCGTAGGTTAAATTCTGATAAATTTTTATTTCGTATTTTTTTAGATTCGTTTGCTTCTTTCCAGGAATCAAAATCTACATTTTTGTTAATATAATTTAAGGCTTTTGATGTTGATAGTCCCAATTTTGCGCTTTGTTCCACAACATCAAATATATTTTGATTATAAATTGTTGTTTGTTTATCAGAATGGACTTTTCGATTTTTATCACCATTTTCGGAATTCCATCTAGATTCATTTGCCAACTTATTCATAGTTGTAAAATGTTCTGGTGGTATAGTTTTTCCTCTTTCTGATATTGCTAATTTCGATTCTGGAGTAAATCCGTTAGAAATTTTAGTGCCGAATTCTTTTTTATAATTTTCGTCTTTCAATAATTCTTGTAGTTTATTGTTTCCCTTTATAGAGTTTGCAATAGTTTCTTCTTTACTTAATCCGTGTATACCAGATTTATTTTCAAATGACTTTTTTCCTCCAACTTGACCATACACCTTCCCCAACTCAATTCTCTGTTCTTTAGTGAATCCAAATATACCAATACCAAGTTCTTTTTGTCTTTTCGCACCAGCTGGCCCACCAATTTTTCCAGCTAAAGAATTGTGTTGTTTGTGATATGCAAAATGATCATCTCTATACATTCTAGTTAGGTTTAGGGGCGAATTATTATACCTGTTATAATCAATATGATGTACAGTTTGTTTTTTGAAATTATTATATTCTTCGTTGAATGTCCATTCGTTATTTAATCCAACTTCATCTTTCCAACTAGAAACTAATCTATGAGTAAATTGCCACTTTTTGGATTCATTTTCAAAAATTTGTTCGTAGGTAGAATTTGCTCCCGAAATAATATTCTTTTCTCTGGTATAATGAGGAATCATAGAATCTCCAATTTGAAGATCTTTTGCTTCTACTTTTCCTTTATTCCAAACTGGGAATTTATGATCGTAAGTACAAGTTATAGACTTACCGTTATCTAAAGTAATTTTTAATACTTTCTGATCGAATTTTGTAATACCCGCACTAGAAACTAAACCTGGAGCAAATTTGCCGGTTTTTGGATCACAAGAATAAACCCAAAGTTCTTTCCCTGCTTCAAATTCTTTTTGAATTTCGTGAAGAGGTAACGTTCTTCCGTCCATCAGAGGAATTAAAGTATTCATATCTAAACAAGCGTCGTATACAAGTTTATTTTTATACTTGGTCATCATATCGCGAACATATTGTTCGGCTTTGATTTTTGGGAGATTTCCTACATCAACGTAAAAAATTCTTCTCTGAGGAGCTCTTGATATTTTATAAATGATTGAAGCGTCTTCAATCATTCTTAATTGATTTAATGGTTTAATTGCTTTATGTAGATAACTAAGAACCATAGCTCTACGAGTATCCATTAAACCCGAATTAACGTATAGAATAGAATCAGTTGCGATTTTTATGCCAGTTACCGAAGTTCCTGCACTCGTTGCTGAAATTCTATCATTATAAACATAATATTCGGAAACGTCCGTAATTATTTCTATCCCAGTTACTTCATCTTTTCTTTTCTTTAATTCTTTGATCTTTTTTATCTTTCTTGGATCAATATAGCGAAGTTCCAAAATTCCTTTTTCGGGATTATTAACATCAATAATAACGTGATAATACAATCTTCCATCAATATAATATCGACGGAAAATATCTGATCCCATATTATTGAAGTTTAATAATCTTAATACATTTTCAAATTCGTTAAAGATTGCGTCTTTAATTTTGGTTGGCTGATCTAAATCATCCATTATAAGTTTAACGTTATCTCCAGTATCGTCTTGAACGATAGCTTCGTTAACGATATCTTCAATAGCAGATTCAATTTCTGGTTGTAATGACATTTCTCTATATCTAGAGATCAATTCAACTTCATTTTTCGCCGTACCATCTTGGTCTATAGTTGTACCTAAGAATGCAGATGACGATACCGTGATGGAACCATCATCTACATTCGGAGGTGTAAATGAAATAGGTGCGGTTTCGTCTTGATCTTTTCTACCAAGACGAAACCCGAATAAACTAAATCTATTTTTTTCTGCCATTTCAATTCCTCAAATTCATAATATAGTATTTATAGATTAATCTACAGAAGAAATAGATGTCCAATACTGCATAGCAAAAGTAACAGAAAATTCAGCAATCTGATCGTTTGCGCCCCAATCAACTGGAATTGCGCCAACATCAATTGGGAAACAACCAGTCATTTGGTAGGTTCCAACGACATCTCCAGATTTACCGTATTGTAGAACGGTACCGTTCTTCATATAAACTGATGGTGGAACGTATCCGCCATTTCTGATATTACCAATATGAGAATTTAGTAATCCAGCCCATTGTTCTAGCTGTCCCTTTGCTCCGCCTGGTTGGAAATCAGTTTCATCCATAATAACTGAAACAGTCCAATCAGCAAATACTCTGTTACCAGCAAATTTAGCTTGACGACCAAAATAGAATAATGGTGCTACACCAATACTAGAAGCTGGAAGAGCTGATGATTTAGCCTTTAGAGCAAAAGTTGCGTTTGGCGCTCCAGATACAGTTGGTAGTATAATTTCGAACAGATTAGGTCTTAACCCGTCGCGACCTAAGTTACTGATAAAAGAATTAATATTAAAAGCCATTTAAGTTCTCCTTATTATAAAAAATCGGAATTTATATCAATATTTATAAAAAAACAATTTTTAAGAAATTGATTTACATTCTATTGGATGTACTATATAATTCAAAAATAATTTTTTAGGAGTAATAAGTGTTAACTACAAAAACAGTAAAAATGAAAATTTCTTCGTCTAATATGAATTATTGGAGAAATCTTGGTTATGAATTTCAAAATCCCGCCCCAAAGTGGGGAATTATACCTATTGTTGAGGTTAAAGTTGAAGATTTACAAATAAACTCTTGTGTTGTTGTTGAGTGTGTTTGTGATAATTGTGGGAAGGAATATAAGAATAGATATAGTAGAAGAACCGATTTATGTTGTACTTGTATAGCTTCGAAGAATATGATTGGTAATACTCTTGGATCTAAAAATAAAGGAAAATCTTTAGACTGTATGAAAGGGGCAAATCATCCAAGATGGAATCCTAATAAATCCGATTTTCAAAAATATTATTTAGAAGTAAGAACCGTAAGCGAGAAAACGTATAACGAAAATTTAGATATAATTAATCCAAACAGACACCCCAGAAGACTTTGCGGTGTTAATGGCGGTTATCAATTAGATCATATAATTAGCGTTAAAGAAGGGTTTGATAGAGGGATTTCTCCGAATATAATTGGTGGATTAGATAATTTACAGATGTTATCTTGGGAAAAAAATAGAGCTAAGTGGCATAAATAAAAAAGGGAGCCGAAGCTCCCCTTTAGTTTTATTATAGTTGGATATTATTAGAATTGTCCAATAACAGTACTAAATTCTACTCCAGTACGAACGGCAATAAAATTCAATTGAATGTAATTGATTGCCCTTGAAGGTTTGATATAAATATCACCAACAAATCCATTTCTATCAATAATGTCTGGTGTATTATTCGATTCATCACATACTACCTTAAAGTCGTAAATACCTCTACGACCTTGGATGGTACGTAGATAAGGTTCAACAATTGCTACAAACTGCGCTCTGGTGAATTGATCATTAAATTCAAATAGAGAATATTGAGCAGCTCTAGAAATTGCTTTTTCAAGAACAATAAACAGACGACGAACGTTAATTCTATCGAAAGCAGAAGGTTTAGATTGTAGAGTTTTATCACCAAACAATACAACACCTTCTCCTTGGAAAGAAACAACTGGATTTACGCCGCGAGGATAAATAAAGTCTCTTTCGCTTTGGTTTGGGTTCCAAGCAAGTTTGGTAACGTTCTTGATCTTACCGCGAGAGAAACCAGCTGGTGACCACCAAGGATCTTGGGCTAGATCGGTAGCAGCACAAGTACCAGCAATATCAGCATTTAGAGGAATCCAACGATAGATATTGTTATATTTATCGTATTGATATTTCCAACCAGAATCAACTACTGCATAAGAAGAGCTCTTATCTAGAGTTGCTAGGAAGGTATTGGTGATATTGGTTGCTTCTTGACCGGATTGATTAACAACATCTTGGTATCTTGGAGAGATAAAGACGATAGAATCTCTTCTTCCTTGAATCGGAGTAGCGGCAGCAGAACCGTCAATAATATTATCAATAATATATCTTGGAATAGTTAAGCTGACGTCTGAAGCAGAACCAGTAATTAAGAAGGATACATCATAAGTATCGCGATTCTTAAATAGATCCCAACCAGTCATAATGTTATTGGCTGATACTGAATCACCATCAGAACCACTAGCAAGAACGATAGTTTGGTTAGTTGTGCTTGCATAAGTTGC